TGCTGTAGTTGCTGTACCTGTAAGATTTCCAGTAAAACTAGAAGCAGTTATAATACCTGTAGTGTTTACGTTAATAGTAGAACTTACATTGGATGCTGTAGTTGCTGTACCTGTAAGATTTCCAGTAAAACTAGAAGCAGTTATAATTCCTGTAGTGTTTATATTTGATGTTGCAGTTAATCCAGAAGCAGTAGTTGCTGTACCTGTTAAGTTACCTACAAAACTTGAAGCAATTAAATTTCCTGTAAATCTTCCAGTACCAACAACATCTAAATTATAATTTGGAGTCGTGCTTCCAATTCCCAACAAACCTGATGGGTTAAAAACAAGTTTACTGGATGGAACTACAACTGTTGAATAAGTACCAGCATTTGCTGAAGATGGAGTCAGAATTGGATAATAATAATTATTCTCGTCAATTGCAGATATTGTATTTTTTGCTACTCCAATGAGATCAGTACCAGATCCCACAAAAGATGTTGCAGTTACTGAACCAGAAACATTTATATTCCCTAAAACATCAAGTTTTTCTTTTGGTTGAGTAGAACCAATACCAATAGAATAAGAACTTGAGAGAATTATATTTGAGTTTACCTTCCCACCGACAGAAAAATCTGTGCTAACAGAAAATAAAGGAGCATTTACCTGCAGAGTATCTCCACTCTCAATTAATGAAGTTCCTGCTATTCCAGTAAAATTTAGTTGATTTAAACCGAAACCTTTATCTGCCATGAGAGTTTTTAAGTATTTATGTTTTCATTTGAAATGATAAATTAATTATAATAAACTTCCTCTTACGAATCTATATGTGGTCACTCCATTTACTCCAGACTGAGGTGTAACTTGCAATTTACAGTCAGTCCCATCCAAAGTTGCTCCAATTGCAACCAAAGCATTTTTGTTATACATAATGCCATAAGATTCAGCATTTGCAATAATGCCATCTTGCATAATTAAAACTTTTTGAACTTGAATACTGCTACTAAATCCAATATGAACAGAATACTCAACTAATTTGAAGTCTGTAGTTGTAATGGAAAAACTATCTATGGATGTAGTAATTCCAACTGAAGCAATAAAATTACCAGTTCCTGTTTTTACTCCATAAGTTTCAACTTGTAATGGTGTATTTGTGGAAGTTGTTGCACTTCCAATCGTAGTTATGCCAGAGACATTCAATGAAGAAACAGATGCAAAACCACTAATTACATTTGTTGCTGTAGTTGCTGTGCCTGTTAAGTTACCTACAAAACTTGAAGCAGTTATAATTCCACTAGTGTTTATATTAATACTAGAACTTACATTATTTGCTGTAGTTGCTGTTCCAGTTAAATTACCTACAAAACTTGAAGAAGTTATAATTCCTGTGGTATTGATGCTAATTGATGTTGATACTCCAAGTGCTGTAGATGCTATGGTTGCTGTGGTTGCTGTGCCTGTTAAGTTACCTACAAAACTTGAAGAAGTTATAATACCAGTAGTGTTAATGTTTATTTCTGTGGAAACACCAGAAGCAGTGGTTGCTGTTCCAGTTAAGTTACCTACAAAACTTGAAGCAGTTATAATACCAGTAGTGTTTATATTTGATGTTGCAGTTAATCCAGAAGCAGTAGTTGCTGTACCTGTTAAGTTACCTACAAAACTTGAAGCACTTACAGATCCAAGAAACTTACCATTTCCACTTACATCCAGTATTTCAGTTGGAGAATTACTTCCAATTCCAATATTTCCTGAAGAATATACAAATCCACTTGCTGCTCTAATTAAATTACCACTTCCGTGATACATTATTTGATTTGCTTGACCAGGCGCTTTTAGTGAAAATCTAATTGTCGCAATTCCAGTTTGATCGGAAACCCCAGAACCAACTGGATCTACTGACACAATATCACCAACTAAATTAAAAACATTAAAACTATTTGCTGCTCCTACTTGAATATTATCATCAAAAATAGTGAAAGAACCGGGAATTAAACCACCAGTCAATACCTGAGAAGATGCAATCCAATATCTTTTTCCCGGATTATTTTTATTGGCAACGAGTAAATATTGATCACCAGATATTGAAGGTGGTGCTGGATTTGCACCAACTGAAGAAGGACCAACCAATGGATCTCCGAGATCTGGCTCTGCTTGATTTAATCCTAAAAATTCATATCTATCGGATGTGATTCCTGTTCTTGTTTCTTTTTTAACTCTTCCGGAAGTGTAATTATACATTTATATTATCCTTTTGCAGTTTCTAAAACACTCAACACAATATTTAAATTATCATCAGAATTTGCCGAAACTTTAATTACATCACCAGTTTCCAACACAAGTCTTCCGTCTGGAATTAAATTTACAGAATCATTGGGGGGAACAGAAACATTATTTGCAAATTTATAATCAGTGGGAGATTCTGTGCTTCTAGAATGAACAGCAGTCACTGTATAAGTGGTTGATCCTGTTGAGACATTTGTTACTTGTGCCAAAATTACAATTGAAGCAACTCCAGATGGACAAGTATAAATTCCAACGTTGGAAGTGGTTAAATTTTTTCTTACAGTTTTAAATGTATTAAGTGCTACTACTGCCATTTTATCTTCCTAATGCAATGAGTAAAGGTGTTACTGTATTTAACAAACTTTGACTGAAGGATCTTCCACTAATGGTTCCAGTTAATTGATTGATAACTACTCCCTCACCAATTCTAAAGTTTCCTGACTGGTCAGTACTAGTATAAACAACTTCTCCTCCATTTATCCTAACGACTTCATTCTGTTGTCTTGTCACACCACCTTTAGATGGTCTTGCAGATTCAATTGCATTGCCTGCTCCTATATATTCAAATGATATTGTAGATGCAACCTGCAAACTCATTCTAGAGAAATAAGCAGTAGTTCCTGCACTGACTGTATTATTTAGATTTTCAGTTAATGTGATAGTTGAAATGCCAGCAGATGGTAAAGTTGCACCATCAACTTTATAATATATTGGTGCAAGATTTGCAGAAGCAGTTGCCGTAACCCCAGCACCAGGACCACTGATCGTTACAGTTGGTGCAGTTACATATTGATTACCAGTACTAATAACATTAATTGAAACTACTTTTCCATTTTCAATTACAGGAAATGCCTCGGCAGTAATTCCATTTGGACCAGTTGGAGAACTAATTGTAACAATTGGTTCCGATGTATAACCAGAACCACCATCAGTGACACTTATAGATTCAACAGAATAATATAAGTTTCCAAAATAAATTGCTTGCCCTTGATATGGTCTATTGGTTCCCAAACCAGAAACTGTAATTATATTTTGACCTATAGTAGCATTTGTATTTGCAGTTCCAGTATATCTAAAAATTGATCTACTAGAGTAATCCCCTACACCATTTGAATATAATCCATAAGTTCCGAATGAATTGTTAGAATTGGTAATATCACACTGACCACCAGAAGATGTATAAATCGCAATATCATCACAAATTGTAAAGATAGAAACTAATTGAGCATAACCACCATTGGTAATTGACACTCCAATACCACCTTGATTATATTGTGTATAAGAATCAACACTCATAGAACCTTGAATGCCATTATCAATTTCATCTCCAGGTTCTGCATCAAAACCATTTACCTTTAATCCAATGCTATTTGGTATAAAATTTGTGCAGTTGCGAATATAAGGACCTTTTGAAATAATTCCGACACCAGGTGAGAACGTTGTTCCTTCAAGTTTTGTGCTGGACCAATTGTTACTTGATTGTCCATCATATGCTGATGGTAGTGTTGTATTAATTCCTGCTCCACCAAGAGCACTCAAACCATCATTAATTATTGTAGTCACAATTCCAACACAAGAATATAATGCAGAAATTACATTTGAACAAGAATTTAAATTAGTATTAGATCCAGTTGCAGAATCTGCTTGAATGGAAACATCCTTTACTTGTGTATAATAAGACTGATAATTTCCACCACTTGTTTTTGCAAAAGAAACATTATTAATACAAGACCTTGCAATTCCTACTGCATAATTAAAGGCATCTATTGTTTCGGTTTTAAATCCAACAATATTCTGAAGTGCTCCTCCTGCAGTGTAATATGATTTTCCTGCAACCACACACTTAGAATTTCCACCCCTTGTAATGTCATGGCATACTGCCTTTAATGCAGATACAACACCTTTTCTAATTGTACTTATTCCAGAATTAAATATAGGATTTTTATAATCTGTGCTGGTTAAATATCCTACAGTTTCTTCAGAAATAAAATCAAGATTCATACGAATCATTCTTGCAGCATCAAAAAATCTA